ATTGCCATATTCGCTCATGTCATGCTTCAATTCATTGTAAGGATCAGTCAGTATTATTTTCTCATCCTTTACTAATTTTATTAAATCATTAAAGCCATAGGCTCTCTCATCGCTATCTACTATTGAAAACATCTCATCTATGTAATTTACGGCATTATAAAACTGTTTATCCTCTACGGCTCCGGGAATAGATTTGTAAAATGGTTTACCTGTATACTTGTGAATAAACTCAGCATAGATGTCCTCTGTGCTTCCTGTCTCTGGCGAGTAGATTAATGTTTTCTTGCCGTATTTCTCAGCCTGAGTAAATGCTAACTCAAAAGCAAACTCAGATTTACCCTGATGTGGAGGCGCAAGAATAAACGTATAAGAACCTTCCTTTATGGAATAAAATTCATCTAAACAAGCAAAGCCTGTATTCTCGCCTCTAGGATTTCCTTTTTCACGCATCTCAATTAGAGAGTCCTGAATATCTTTGAATTTCCTAATCATCAGTTGCCCGGTCTAAAATCTATGTACTGCAAAGTGGCAGCTTTATTCTCATCCTTAAACCAAACGCCTTGCATCTTCTGTTTCCAATTCTTAACCTGATTGTTTCTTGAATCCTTCCAATCATTTTCCTCGTAATAATGAAAAGCCTTTATAGCTGATTCTTTTGTATAACCATTTTCATTAAAATAAAGAATTACCTCATCAATGAGTGGTGTATTAATTACCTTCTTTTCTTTTATTTTACTTTCCTTTATAGTATTACTTTCGTATTCGTCTCGTAATACGTTCGTATTTGACCATCGTTTATTTACGCTTTCAGTTGCTTTTTTAGACTTTTCTGCACGTTCTTCTAATCTTTTTTGTACTGATAAACTGCCAAAGTTTTCGCCTGAAAAAACAAATAAATCATAATCATTTATAATAGATTTTATACGATTTAAGTCAGATCGTAATTCAAACGCAATACGTTCGTATTTCAAGTGTAATACGTTCGCATTTAGGTAAAGTTCTTCAATGATTGACCAATAAATACCATATCCTTCCATCCCATGTTCAAAAATTAATTCCTTGATTTTTTCATCATTTCTGGCATTATAATCATGGCTAAAATAAAATGTTTGTTTTCCCATATCAATTAAATTAAAATACCCATAGGGTATCATGGCATCGACTCCAATCCACCCTATGGGTATAAATGTTTTCTAATAGCTTAATGTCGATGTCAGCTACCATTTCAAAGATATAAAAATTAATTAATTAAATAATACTTTTTATACCTGGATCCTGTTTGATAATTAGTCTGCCATTCACCTTTGATGTTTAAGCCTCTAGTTTTCAAAACGCAAACTATCTTGCGCAATTCAAAAGTCTTAAATAAGTTAAAACAATCTAATACTGTCAGCGGTTGTCCTGTTATTAAAAACTCCTCAACCTGTTTAATTTTGATGTTCATACGTTTGATTTTAAGATTAATACAATTGGATTATTTGGCTTTTGATAAAACCAGTATTTTGTCATCCATCCACATACGCTAGGCATAGATAGGTTTAGATATTTACTTGCATCAGCAGGAGTTACACCCCTGCCAACAATCATTTCCAAAGTCAAAGCAATACGCTTCTTATCTGGAATCTTTAGGTACTTTTTAGGCTTATACATTAGAAGGTAATTACTATTGAAGGCTTATTAAATTTCTTGCTAACCTTTGGCACTTCGCAACCATCTGAGTCAAATATAATCTCATCTGATTTACTAGCCGTCTTTAATAACTCCTGCCTTTGCTTTAGCTTATTTTCAAGCAATACATAAATATCATCCTCATCATAATTAAGGCTCTCAGCGCCATTCTTTGGCGTGAATAAAACTCCATTATAACTATCTGGCTCAGTAAGGTTTAAACGATCTCTAAATGTCCTATCTGCTGAATCAATTACTGCCTTTAACCGAGCTATGTTAGAATAGAATTGAGTAGGTGTTTGATTGCCATCTGTAAACATTTTATCTATTAGATCTATTCCTGTCTGCTCGGCTTGTTTCTTTGTGAAATCAGGCGCATACATTACGCCTGATAACTCTACTAACTCGTTAGACATTTGCAGCCTCCTTTTCTAATAACGCCTGGTTATCTGTGCTGATCTTGTATTTCTTTAGTATTACATCCATTGTATAACCATCCTTTAAGGCTTGAACAACAGATGTCCATTTATCGGTTTTAGGATTTAGCCATGCTCTTGAATCCTCAGCTGCTTTGTTCCCATCATCATCATCATCTATATTCAGACCTAATACTCCTGCTAATGCGTATCTCTTTGCATAGGTAATGGCAGAGCCTACTGCTTGAGGATCATTCTGCTTACTGACTGGCATAATAAATGATTCCATTAAATACTCGCCTGATTCGGCATGAATTAAAATAGTACATAACCCATTCACTCCGCTAGGCATCTGGGAGTAAGCCAGACCAGACTCGGCTAATGGTTTGCTGATTGCATCCTGAATGTTAGATAACGATGCGTAATTTGATTTAAAGAATGGATTTTTAGCATCCTTTGAAATCTTTTGGACTCTGCCCTGAAAGTCTATTAAGGCTTTAGCTAGGCTTGTAATTGTTTCTGATTTTTCCATAATGAAAAAAGCGTATGCCGTCAAGGTGTCCACTCCCATCAGGCTATACGCTATGTTTTTTTGGTTAATAAATGTGGACATTGTTTAAAGTTATAAAAATAATATCTTAAATCAAAATAAATGCAATAATTAATAAAACGGCAGACCATAACAACATTGTGAATATGACCAGATCATCCTTCTTCTTATCCATTTTCTATAATTGTTTCTAAAGCCAGTGAATAATCTCCATCAAATAAAATAGCAACTGTCTCTCTGCCATCTAGCACCTGAACGTTATCCTTAGTGCCTTGAATAGTTCCATCAAAATAATCCTCAATCATCAACTCTCCTGAATGCTCAATATGAATGATATTATCATCTGCATCATAGAATAGTAAATGGTTGTTTACATCTAAATCACAGTCATTTCCGAAATCTAGGAATAGTTGAAGTATTGCTTTCATTTCTTTTTATGAATAAAGTTAATCCATTTATTAAATTCTTTGGTATTAGGCGCTGAATTTATTTTAATGATTGCGCCATTTTCATACTCATATACCCTACCATCAGGGTAAACAGTTCTACAAATGCTTTTCATAATCAAATATTTTTTCAACCGAAGTTGGTGAATAGTCTTGTAATTCTAAATGTAAATATAATGTATGTATGCTTTGATAGGTTAAATCAATCCAATGGTTATTATTTGCCAATTCTTTCATTAACATTTTCATTGTGTTTGGGAATCTTTCCTCATCAGTCTTTAGCACCTCTAAATGCTTTGGACTTAATCTCTCTAATAAGTTCATATTTCTACCTCCCCATCGCCGTTACATTCTTCACATTGCTCATACATCTCAAAGGATGAATCGCCACAATCTGTACATTTGTTGTTTACTATTCTCTCACCGCAACAATTAGAGTAGAATATTTTGCCCCATCCATCGCATGAACTGCAAGTCTGCATTGCAGGGTAATTGATCTCATTACGATCATAATGCACTACTAGGTTATGCCCCATAGGTGCTGAGTTAATCATGTTATCCATTTGTTTTCTTAGTTAAATAGTCACACAATCCGGCTACTGCTATCAGTATTGCCGACATAATAATAAAAAAGATGATAATTTCCATAATGCAAGTTTTAATCCGGAACATCCCGGTACTGCCAAATCCCCGCTTGACTGATCAAGCGAGGCGACAGATTCCTGACTTGCAGGAACAGGAATGGTTATCTATTTAATTTATTTTCTAATCCACATACCTCATTAGCTAAATGAAGAATTATTACGCCTTTGCTTTCATTCCATTCTTTTGCAGTAATTCCCATTTGCTTTGCAACTTCAATACATTTAATTCTAAAATTTTCGTCATTGATTAAATCTGTTCTTCTTTTAAATTCATCCTGGATAAATTGTTGTGCTTTTAAGTTTGTCATGATTTGCAAGTTTTGTGCAACCCTTTATTGAATTGCTGATTCAAATATATAAAAAGTTATTTAAATAACTATACTTATTAAAAAATATATTTTTAATGACAATTCTATGACAATGTCAAAATAGTCTGATAATCATTGTATGATCCTTTAAATTCTTAATATGGAATACTTTTCCGCTCTCTTTATGCAATTTACTTGCATTGTTACGCCATACCTGCACGTTAGCAAATACGTTCATAACCTCGTTTATCTTTAGATTTTCTAGTTGTTTTCTATACATAGTGCAAATATATAATTATTTTTATAATATCTTGCCCTTATAAATACGATAATTTTTAACTGAATAATCCCGATCCTGATTGACTTTAATATGCGCAAAGCCATGAGAGTAGTTATTTGCAAATGGAGCATAGTCTGGCGATAACTCACAAAGGCAACCAGTTGTCCATGTTGTTGTTACCTCAGCCTCTAGGTTAGTTTCAGTATGCTCTGCGATTTTATGCACATGACCGCAGATTGTAGATTGTTTAGTTTTTAAGTATAAGCCTCTAGCCGAGTTTACCGGAGCCATAAATCCACGAAAGAATAAATGACCATGATGAATATGCAACTTACCTGCCTTTACTAAAGTTTTATCACCTATCAGATGGATTCTTTGCTCATTTAGCTTTAGCCTCTCTTCTAACTGATAATATGGATCATCAAATACCTCTGGCGCTTTAGCCATTAGCCAATGCTCGTATCTAACATCATGATTCCCTTTTAACCAATATATCTGAGCATTTGGAAACGCCTCTCTTAGAATGACTAAAAATGCCTTTGTGGAATCAAACTCAAATTTAATAGACCTTTTGCTCGGATCCTTTTCAAATCTCGATACGGCGTAAAAATCCATCAAATCGCCATTGATAATTACAGTATTTACTTTATTCTCTTTGCCATAATCTAAAGCTAAAGTAATCGCCTGAATGTTATGGTAAGGAATGTGTAAATCAGAGATTAATAGAATGTTATTATCAGCTACAGGTAAAACATAAGGTTCTCTTATCTTTTCTTCTGAATCTGGGAGTTTATAAGGATTGTAGTTAAAGGTTTTTTCGACATATAAGGATTTATCATTATACTCTCCATGCCAAATACTTGCAGGTTTTTTGCCTTTTATTGCCCTGATTGAACTTCTAACTGTCTCAATACCCTTCCAAACTAAAGGATGGTCAGCATATATCTTTTTTGCCATTGTCAAATCAGCATGATCAGGGAATCGTTTTAAATACTCCCTGATTATTTCATGCTTACGCATAAGGAAAATACTTGGTTGCTCCGTTCATTTTAAATGCTTTTAAGATTTGTTTTCTTGGTTTTTCAACATAAGAAACATGAACCCAGTCAGGATT